GATGTGCGACACCACGTTCTTCTTGACCCTGACCGTGTAGCCGTCTGGTTCCTCGCTGGTCTGGTGATGCCTGAGCAGCATTTTGGCTCGCGTCACGCAGGGCTGAGCGCTCCAATGAATCTGCCCAATCTGCGAGGCTTCAGGCGCATCACGGAACGGCCTCCACCTGACGGGTTCGTGATTCCTGCGCTTGTGGGTGGTCAGGCAGGGCACCTTCCGGCTGGCGTCCTTGAACCGCCCATACAGCCGCAGGCAACTGACCTCCGGATGCTTCTCCACATGCGCGAACAGTTCCCACGGAAACGGTCGCAGCGTTTCGATGTCGTTCTCCAACAGGAAGATCCAATCCGCTCCACGACGAACCGCGGCTGAGATGAGTCCCCATCGGACCATATACATGCCCAGCCGTTCATGCGACTGGAAGACCGTCCGGAACCCGTAGAACTTCACTAGGTCGCGCATCCGCTCGTAGTCTTCCGAGGCATCATCGGCATGGAGCAGCCGGAACTTGCTCAGGTCGTTGTGCAGCGCAAATGTCTCCAGCGTCCGCTGCGTCAACTCGTAGCGGTCGCACGTCTGCAGGCAGCAGGCAATCACGCCAGCACCTCCCGCAGATTCACCAGCGGGAAACAGTCTAAAGCGGTGCGCCTCGAGCAGTTGTAGACCGCAATCCCTGCGGCCTTCAGCGGTTCGGCCATCGTCTCGGTCAACTGCCGGAACTTGTAGAACGGGGAACTGATGCACACGGCTGCTGTGTCGTAGAAGTGCCTACGCCCTCTGTCGTCCGGACCCATGTCGTAACCGAGCAGGATGATTCGCTGCGCTCCCAGATGGACGGCCACATTAATCGCGGAAGTCCCTGAGTTATGCCCGGTGACGATGGCAGAAGGATCCAGCGACAAACCTCGTTCCCCAGCATTTCTGAGTGTGGTGATTCCATCGCACCAACAGTCCTTATTCAAAGGCAATCGACGGTAGCAGCCAGGACAAACGCCCTTCGGCGCTGGCTTCACTGAGACGCGATGCTGCGACGGATTCACCCGCACCTTCAGCCCTGAGAATGCCCGCATGGCCTTGTAGTGATTGCCCCACCAGATCTGGTCAGAGGAATAGACGACATCAGCCCACGGTGCCAACCGGATGGCATCGTTGATGGCAATGACAACGGCCTTGCCTCGCACATACTCCACATCCTCAGCCACCAGCGAAGGCCCGCTAGCGAGGCACACCACAGTGCCACCGTCAGCCAATCGGGGGAGTGGCCCACCTAGGACACCGCCGGATCTCTCAGCCGGTAAAGCAGCTTCACCACATCCGGACATAGGGTGCCCATCGGTTCCTCATACCGGCGTTCCGCATCATCCCCTCGAGCGCGATAGAGTTCCCCAAACTGAATAAGAATCGCCGCGATAACCCGCTTCGGCACCGTATCGGCCGTCCACGCCTGCACGGTCGTTTCCCAATCAGAAGCCGATGACACCCGCTGCGTCAGGTAATCCATCACCACTTCATGCGCCACGAACAGCTTGATCTGCAGATCCTCATCTTCCGTGTCCACATCGAGGGACAACTTGAGGTGCATTTTCGCCTGCTCCAGCGTCACGAACTCCTGTAGTGGGGACCAGGCCATTAGTAGCGGTTCTCGCCTTTCTCACCGCGTGGCCCCTGCGGCCCAGGCTCACCCTTCTCGCCCTTCTCCCCCTTGCCGTCAGTCCCCTTCTTGACCGCCAGCCGCCACGCTCGAGACTCGGCATCGGACCCGCCAGGCTTGGCCTGCGTCGTCTGGCCGGCAATCCAGAGCGAACTGCTATACGTCACGGCTTCCCCGGCTTCGTAGGTCTTGCCATGCTCGTAAATGCCCTTGTAGCGCGGCACAGAGGTCTTCCAGCGGTATTCCTTGACCTCATCCCCACAGGTGTAGCGGTGGACCAGTTCTGCCGTCTCTGCCTCATAACTAGCGTCGAATGCAGTAAATGGCACGGCATCCTTCCCGTCTTTCCCGTTCAAGCCGTCAGCGCCTTTGGCTCCGTCCCTGCCGGGAGGTCCAGGCTGGCCGGTCATCCCGTCCCGTCCGTCCCGCGGAATCGGCACCAGGGCTGCAGCGGCCGTGGCAATGGCCTGCAGGTCGATGGCCGCATCCTTCCCGTTGATGCCGTCCTTCCCGTCCTTGGGAATCGGCACCAGCGCAGCGGCCATCCTGGCGACTTCTGCGAGGTCTACCGGCTCCGCATCCTTCCCGGCTGGTCCTGGAGGTCCGGGTTCTGCCAGCAACGGAGGCGACAGGTTCTCTGCCACGTATCGCGCTTCTTCTAATGCCTTAATCCGCTCCAGTAGCGGGTCTGTCGCGTCCTTGATGGTCGATGCAATCACTGCCGCTAACGTATCCAGTTCTGTAACGGTCATGCCGGAAGCCGTGCTAAGGCCAGACGAATGGCCTGTGCCAAATACCCTGCCTCAATCTTTTCGAAGGCAGGATCTAACGCCCTTGTAGTGTCCGGCTGAGGCGTCTCAGATGGTGCCGGCGTCTCCTCTGAATCTGATATCGGTTCGGTGTCTGGAGCAGTCGGAGGTCTGGCAGGAATCTCCCGCATCGCCAACTGCTCAATCGGCCAGTTCTGTTCCTGCATGAACGGAATATCACCACCAGGCACCGGGCCGAGATCGTGATACCGCAGCCGCACTTCGTTCGGAGACAGACCACTGCTGATCGAGGATGTAGCCGCGGACATCCGACCAGCGGTATCCATCTGCAGGAGCTCTTTCCGGTCAAACTCCACACCGAGACGGACACCATCGATCTTGTTCGGGGATAACCCAAAGCCGATGTCTAGGCACTCCTCAATATTCTCGATGAGTTCCTGCAGGCACTGACTGTAATACTGCACATCCAGCGCTTCAATGTTGGAGTAGTTCGGCGGTGGCCCCACGTTGATCTTGTAGGGCGGCACGCCAAAGGCTTGACACACATCCACCGCGGTCCATTCCAACTGCTGGATCAACTGGGCATCGTGCGCGTTCACGGCCATCTGCTCATACTTCAGGCCATCGCCTAAGACCGCGACTTTCCCAGCATTGGTGCCAGTAAAGTTCGCATCCCAGAAGGCTTTGATGCGATCCGCTGTCTCAATAGCGATATGCCCAGGAGCCGTGAGGACACCTCCCGGCTTACTCCCGTTCCCGAAGAAAATCGCAGACTGGTCCTGAATCCTCAGTGCTGCTACTGCTGCCACACCGCAGGCACTGATGGGAGAGATCCCGACCAATGGGTGATACAGCTGCACATGGACATCGTGGATGATTTCAGACGCCGGCACCGTCACGGCTTCCTGTAGTTGCGAGATGTTGTCGGCCTGCAGTTGGTAGTAAACCGAGCCATCCGGAGCCACGAGCGGCCGGACCCGAGTCGGATCGAGGATGTAGAGCGCCCGCACCACACCGCGCTGATCGCGTTCCTTCAGAACGTAGGTGTTGCCATGAATGAGTTTCGAGGTCAGCCAGAACTGGAAAAACTTGATCCGAGTCTGGTAGCGGTTCGGCTTCCGCAGGACTGGCGAGAACGCAGCACTGTCCGTCTCCGTCCAGACGCCCGTATCCTCGTCCTGCCGCATCAGCCGCAGCGGCAACTTCCCGATGTCAGAGGAAATCAGGCGGATACAGGCGTAAACAGGGGCGTAGGTCAGGACGTTGGCGATCTCAACAACGACGTTACTCTGCCATGCGCCGGCAAACGATTCCCTGATAATCGGCCACCAGCCACCGCGATTATCGACATTCGACAAAGTAGGCGGGATGGATTTCGTTCTGGTGATACTGAGGCCGAGGATCTGCATCAGTCGTCACCGTCCGGCAACTCCGCGACCATATCTCGACGCCGATAGGTGCGCTTCTGCCGCACCACATCGTCTTTGGTGGCGAATCGAACGGACCCGTTACGCTTGAGAATCGCGGCGGTGATCGGTGTGGCTTCGAACCGTTCGCCCGTCCGGTAACTGGTGCCCCGGTGAGTGAAGGACTTGAGCGCAATCAGGGCAATCAGCATGAAGGCTCACGGAGAACACGGCAGACCACCGTATACCGATGGCCTGCCGTGACAGTCTACTTACGCGGGCGATCCGATGCTGCCCCAGTTCACATCATCGATATACACCACCGCTTCGGCTCGACGCTTCTTCCAGTTGATGAAGCGTTCCGCACGCAGCGCGATGCTGTTGGTCTGATACATCGACACCACCGACACCGCGGTCGCCGTCGCGGAGTTGTTCGTCGGATTGTCGAGCATCTGCAGCGAGGCTTCCGTGCTGGCGTCGATGGTCACGCCGCCATCATCGGCGAGGAAGATATCCGAGGCGTTGATCGCAATGACCAGGTTCCCGCCGCCGGACTGGTTCGCCGCATACTGCGAGGTGATGACCGGAATCCCGAGCAGGTTCCCGCCATTCATCGTCATGCCGGGGAACTCCGGCTGACCCAAGCTATTGACCATCAGCGAGAGGGCCATCGCCAAGGTATTCGGCATCACCAGCACCAGACCGTTCGGGGTCTGGTTCGCACTCAGGAAGCTGTTCAGCAGCACCCCGAGGTCGGTTCTCGCGTTGTCCGCTGATGTGCCGGATGAGGTCTTCGCAGTCAGGCCGTTGGTCAAGCTGGCAGGACTCGCGGAAGTGGCCGCATGGGCGGGATCGATGAAGTCGATATCGATCCGCTCCACCAGCGCTCCAGCCAGGGCATCTCTCACCAGCATTTCGGCTGATGGAGTGGAGAACCGCGCCAACTCCTGCGTGATGACCGAGATGGCCGCGACCTTGGTGTAGGTGAGCGTGTTCGCTTCGAACGCGAACGAGGTCAGCGGCTTCGGAGCGCCGTCCCCAACCCAGTAACCCGTCCCGCCGGATGTCTGCCCGTTGAACCGGACGTTGAACGGCACACGGCGAAGGCCTGGAATACGGCCCACGATGGTCTGCGGTCGCAGGAACTCAACAAACTCGGACGCCAGGTTCGTGGCGTAGACCAACGGCGAGGCCCAGACGGTCTGCGTGGTCGTGCCGGCAGGCACCGCGCCCTTCTGGACGCCGAGGTAGGCGTGCAGTTCCTGGTCGGAGGGCCAAAACTCTTTCGCCACATCCGGCGCGTAGCGGTTGTCGAGCCGCGCACGCATCATGCACATGGCCGCTCGCGCAAAGCCGATACCAACAGGACGGTTTTCCTTGACCGTGATCACCGGCTGGTCGCTTCTCGAGGCCGATGCCTGTACTGGAGACGCCGCCACAACCGGCTTTGCGGCCTTCAGGTTGCTCTGCTCAAGCGCCCGCAGGTCCACCAGCTCACGGTCGATGGAATCGACTTCCGTCTTCAACCCGTCGAACTCTTCCCGTTCCTTCTCGTCTTTCCCGCGGCCTTCATCAACAGCCTTGGTCTGAATCGCGTTCATCCGGTCGGACGATGCCGCCCGCTTGGCCTCAAAGGCCGCAATCTGTTCGGTAATGGTCATGGCTCGAGCGCCCTTTCGCGCAGGGAGGCCAATGCTCGAAGCGCCGAGCGGTTTGACGGAACCGGCATCCGTGCCTGTCGCGGCGAGATGTTCGGTATCGAGAGAGCGAATCGTGGAAATCGTCGCAGAGGCATTGGCCGGCACACTGACCAGACTCAACTCGACAATCTCAAAATTGGTAAACTTCAGGCCTCCACCCTTCATCATCTCCACCCCGTCTTCCAAGGTGCGGAAGCCGATGGAGACGCCCTTGATGAGGCCAGCCTTGACCGATTGCCAGGCTTCCGTCACGCGGTCGCGGAGGGAACCAGGCTCAGTGATTTCAGGAAAACTCGCCTCAAAACCAATCCCGTTGGTGGTCTTGGCGAGTCGGACGCGCCCGACAGGGAGTCGGGTATCGTGGAATAGGAGCAGCGGAAGTTCCGCGGCGAATCGCGCACCTTCAGGCACGACGACATCGCCCATACGATCCACTTCTGGCGTGCTCGCTAGACCGGAAATCAGACGCTGTTCGGCATTGACCGAACGCACGGTCAGCAGCGAATAGGCGCGTTGAATTGTCTCGGACACGTCTGCGCGAAGAGTTTACAGACGTTCCTAGTAGAGCGTATTTAATTAAGACGGAAAATAGCCGCCGCTCTGGTCGTCGTGCAGGAACAGGAAGACCACATTGCGGATGCACTCAGAGACGGATTGGCCGTTTTTCCTGGCAATCGAGGCGAGCCGTTCATGCTGATGCGGAGGGATTCTGGTCGAAAGGCTGGAGAGCGGTTCCGCGGATCGTGGCCGTCCACGCTTTCGGTGCGTGATGATGTCGCGGTCCATATCAGCCTCCGAAGGCCAGAATCTGATACTGCGGCGTTTCCGTCTCAGGCCGTTTGAGCCAGAGCGCCTTCGCAATTGTCATAGAGATAACCGGATCGATCCGGCCCCGGCTCTTACCCTTGACGAACATCAGATTATCTTTCCCGTCCCGCCCCGGTGCCGCATTCGACACAGACCAGCCAGTGACCGGGCACCCATTGGCGTCGATTTCGCCAGCCAGTATGTCCGCCTGAATGGCTAAGCAGGCGCTGCTCATGCCGGCAAAGGTCTGGGGCACCGCCAGCACGGAATCTTCCGCGAAGCCGTCCCGCGTCACCAGATCTTCAATCAACTTGTCCGCGTGCCATGGGTCAAAGCCGATGGTTTCGATGTCGTAGATGGTCCGCGCTTCAGCCAAAACCTCCCGAATCGCCGCATGGGCGATGCGCGGGCCCGGTGTCGTCTTCAGCCAGCCTTGCTTGACCCAGACATCATACGGGGCACGGTCCCGGTGTGCTCTGTCGGACAGTCCTTCTTCAGGTGTCCAGAGGTGCTGAATCACGGCCCAATGCGGCCGACCAGGAGACGGAGGGAACAGGAACGACATCGCGCATAGGTCAATCTTTGAGGCGAGGTCGATGCCCACGTAACACGACTCATGCTCGAGTTTTGCTAAGAAATCCGGACGGGCCCCTATCGTCTGCCCCTTCCGCCAGCCTTCCACGGATAAACAGGGCTGCGAGGCATTCACCCAAAGGTTCAGCCGCTTCTGCTTAAACTCCGCGGCAGCACTCGGCATCTGCTTCGCCTTCGCGGCGAGTTTCCGCATGTCCTCCGGATTAACGGACACGCCCCAATGCGGATTGGCCTTGATCCACGTCGCCTCATCCCATGGGTCATCGGTATCATCCGCATGGGCGATAAAGGCGAAGAAGCTCAGCGTCGAGGGATCATCCACCAACACCCCATCGAGAATCTGACAGGCATACTGGTGCTGGTCCCCACAGACCGATACGAGGTCATCTCCCGCTGTCGTAATCTGATACAGCAGCGGATTCATCC